GTCTTAAAGAAGATGGAATTGTAGACTCCCAGACAAAAATGTGGCTGGCAAGAGTTTGGGCTAACATGAGTCAAGATACTTTTGATGACTATGTTAAAAAAGTTAACGCTAATACTTATAAAGATAAAAATATAGATAAATATCTAAATGGAGCAAGAGTATCAAAAAGCGCAAAGCTTGGATTGCAGGCAAATGAAGGATTTAGATTAATAAACTTTAGCGGTATATCAAGAGAAGCAGACCCAGATGCCATAAGATTGTGGGTCGGGTTTGTATTGCCAAATGACGAAGAAATTTATTCAATTGATTCTTTGATAATTTCCGGAGGAGAATTTGGTACTCAAGTTGGCTCTCCTTCTTATAACGGATTTAAAGTTATAGACTATATTGTTTCTGATAGTTATAGATTTACAAGAAATCAAAACGCAGGAACAGTAGCTTCATATACAAAAGGTTCAACAGAAATAAACTTACCAAATGGGCAAAATATAAAAGGTAAGCATGTCTCAATATTGCTTCAAGGGTCAAAGTTAGGCGGAAGCTTTGGATCTACAGCAGAAGGTATAGCTATTGGTGGAATCCAGTGTAAATATAGTGTCAAGAAAACAACAGTTGGCACTCCAGCAAAAGATCCAGTTTATAGAACTATTCCACCCGTAGATTATCCGGAATCAAAACAAGTTACTGGAACTTTATCAATATCTGTTCCAGTCAATTCTGTGTCGTTTGCCGAACAAAACTTTAATATAGATTCAACGTTTTTAAGAAACGCAACATTAAGTGCAATATCTATTTATAGAATAGATGGAAATCAATTTAGTTCTGAATTGCTGTCTTACTCTGGTATATCAGCTACACTAAACCAAACTGAGTATAAGCCAGACACAAATAGAATAGAAAAAGTTAATCTTTCAACAATACTAGCAGATACAATATCACTTCAGTCTGCAACTGTTTCATCGGTAAAGCAAGCTGGCACTAATATTTCTTATAGTTCGTCCAATATAGATTTAACAACTAGTGGAAACACAGTAAAGTTAAAAAGCAATCTATCATCGTATGCTTCTGAAACAACGGTTGTAAGAAGCCAGAGTATAACTGGCTACAATGTTAGAAGCGTAGATAACTCTTCTATTAGGCCGCAAAAAAATTCTTTCAACTATTATGATGGAGTAACTCTTTTATGCAAGCCCGATGGAACCCCTTTTGGTATTGACGTTTCTTCTGGAATGACATCGACCAACTCTGCGCTAGATGTATACTACTCTAATATTGAATTGATCAATACACTTCCTGCTCAACCAGGTCTACAGTATGGTTTCTATGACATTAGAAATAGGCAATTTATTGGCAAGAATATAACCTACAATAAGTATAGAGAAGTTGGTCCACAAAATCTTTACATAGGACTATATGCATATGACTATGACGGAGATCTTTCAACGCAAAGAGAATATACTGGTTCAGCAAACGGCGATATGTATCAGCCAGTTCAGGTTCCTACAAAATCTGCATACCCTGTATTTAAAGTATCTTCCGTGCCAAAAAACAAAATTCAACTGATGAGAACTCCACCAAAGTTAAGTAAGACAGAACCATGGCCTTTGTCTGTAAGTTCTGGCTCTTTTGTTAAGTCCGTACAACTAGAGCTGCATAGACCAAAAGATTGGCTTATTGGATACAATGGTCAAACACTAAAGGCGAAGTACGATACTTCAAATATGCCGGCAGTTGGTTGGTCAAAGATTTTTGGCAGAGGGTATTATGATATAGTTGATGAAACTCCTGTTTACAACAATGGTCAATCAATAACATTAAGAAATGTTCCAATACATATTGTTCATGAAAAGTCTGATGATTTAAGCAGGTTTGCTGCAGACTTTAGACCAGTTGTAAAAGTATATACAAGATCTACGGTTTCTTCTCCTTGGCAAGAGGTTTCGTATACTCAGTTTAAAAATGTAAACTGTAGAACTGGTTTAGTAGAATTTAATTCTTCTATAATTTCTTCTGATGAAAGACTAACAAAAGTAAGTTACACAGTTTCTTCATCTGATGTAATGGTTAGGGGATCCAATGGTCAACCAATACCGCTAAATCCATTCTTGAACAAAGATATAGTGAGAGTAAACAAGCCGTTATATATTTACTTAAAGCCAACAGAAATATACAAGCAGAAACAAGCGCCAGCAAATAGCATATATCCAGCAGTAGTAAGAGACACACTGGTAGAAGAATATACTCCTGGTCCAATAATTAATTTTACTTATAATAATAATATATTTAATAAATATGATATATCAGAATATGATCCATTTGCCCTTTTGATAGGCATTGTGTATGTAGTGAATACTTTTTCTGATGAAAACTTTACATTTACAGACCTTAGAACTAGAGGTGGTGGCATTTCTAGTGGGTTTGATACTAACAAGGTGCTTATGGATATAGAAGAAGCTATATCATACTGGGACGTATACCCTGCAATGGGAGAGGCTTATCCAAAGGGCGGATATGTAATGGTTAAAATTCCAAAACTTGTTAAGAAAAACTTTACAAATCCAGATGAAGTGTATACAATTGTTAGAAACAACATTACGGCTGGCGTTGTTTTTGATCTTCAAGATATGGAAGGAAAGGATTGGGGTAGCAGTGTTACGACAACTTCCTGATGTTTTACAAACCTTTTCTTCTCAAAGTAAAAGGACAGTTAGCTCCCTTCTTCAGAGTGTAAAGGGAGATAAAACTCAAATATCAACATTGGTTCAAAACCTTAAAAACTTTGACAACAATGCTAACTATACTCCTTCTTTAGCAATAAATTATTCACTGATGAATGTGGAGTCTGTATTAGAATTTTTTAGGGATTCTAGCCTAAGAATAAACGAATTCTTTTCGGCAGCGTCTTCTATATCAAATGTTTTGAATTCTATGGTTTCCATATTTTCTTCTGAAGTTCAAAAATTAGAAAAAGATATATCTTATTTAGAAAATTTTATAGATAATTATCAATTTATAGTTGGTGAAGATGATTTATTTAACTTTAACTATATAGAAAACTTTGATAATAATATAAATTCTTCTATTAACGAAAACTCAAATATTAAACTAGTTGACAGAGATGGTGTTGATTTCAACGAAAATGGAAACTATAAAATTGACACAGTCTTAAGTAAAATGTCAGTTTCAACTGGGGCAAGTTTTATTAATCCACTTGAAAATATTCAAAGTATTTCTAATACAGATAATAATTATTCACATTATATTACAACAGATACTGGTTTTGATTTATTATTTAATGAAGACAAAAAGGACAACTGGTCCGTTACAGTCAAGGCACCGACTTTATTGACAGCTCAGATGCCACAGCTTTCTAAATACGTAACATACGACACTTCTTTTATCAGGGGTGCCCAGTCCGTAAATGAAGTTAACTTTTATACTCCAATAGAGATGGACTTTATAAGAATAGCGCCCAGTGATGCAAATGGTTTACAGCTTCTTCAGGTTGTTCTAGTTAAAACAGATCCACTTGTTTCTCAAGCTTCTAATTCCGTACAGGGAGAGTATGTCGATTTTCCAGTACTCCATACCCCTCTTCTTTTGAACAAGTCAGTTGATATTGTTTTTGAAAAATCTAAAGTTAAAAAAATTATATTTATATTCAATCAATCTAAATATATAAGAAGTGAAAATACTCCTATTAAACAAGAAATAAATTCAAAAGTTTTAAGAGACATTGTTAATAAAAAGAAAAATAATAGAAAAAACAAATCCCAAACACTGCAGGATATAGTCTATTTCTACTTTAATGGAGCTAACTCTTCACTTACTCCAAGAAAAAATACCACTTTATATTCAGATTATTATTCAAATAAGTATCCAAATAGTGAAAACTATAACGAAAAAAACTTTATAGAAAGAATGTATGGATACTCAGATGAAGAAATCAACGCAAAAGTCTATGATCTGGTTGAAGACAAAAACTCTACTCCAATTGAAAACATCGTGCAAAGCATCGTGCAGCATGCTATAGATTCTAGAAGTAATATCTTCAATACTAAGATATATAGATCAAGTTCATCTAATGCAAATGAAAATCTTATATCTACCACAAGAACTGATGGATTTATACCAGTAAAAAATGATGAGGAAACCTATTCTTTAGATTTTCAAAATCAAGATGCGCTTTCACCTGGTCTTTCTTTTGATGATGTTTCAAAATACTTAGAAAATAAAGAAATATCTAATTCATATGAATATAGCTTTTCGTTGAGCTCAATTGCTTTTGGGGTAAATACAAACCAAAACCAAAACAAAGCATGCTTTGTCTCAAAGAAAGTTGAGATGGATGGAGCACCCTTGGGTATTAAGGGTATTGTTAATGTTGTGAGGGAAAGAAGAGACTTGTCTTTTTCTAGATATGATCTTAAAGAAGCTGGCTCTTACGAGTTAAGTGTCTGTTGGAGTGACGTAATTGATTCAGAAAGATCATGGACGCCATTAATGTCTGAAGTTGACGGAAAGATAGATTCAGAAGTATTATTCTTTGATGGTCTTAATTTAGCTCAATTAAGATTTTCTCCAAATCCTGCATCAATTAAGATCTATAAAAATGGAATGTTTGAAAATCCAAATCTATGGAGCTATTCACAGGTAGGAAACTACATAACATACAATGAGCCAGTTGACAAAAATGCTATCTATGTAGCAGAGTATGAGGTTGACTTAATTAACTATAAGCAAAACATTGTAGATATAGACCAAATTTCTAGTTCTAATTTTGCAGTCAGAACCTATGCTGCATCAGGGACTCCTGGAGAAAAGTTTAACGGAACTAGTTCTGGAAACAAGATAACACTATCGTATATTCCTTTTATAGAGGACAAGTTTTCAACCGCTGTATATAATAGTTTATATGGTACTATTAACACTACTGAAAACATTGGTTACTCTCCAGTTATTGTTACATTAAATAATGGAGATACAGCTGTTAACTTAACTAATTATACAAAAAATAGCTTTGAAAAAGGATCCTTTTATCAGACAGATCAGTATCTGTTCTTCCAAAACGGTAAAGAGCTTATTTTCAATAAACCAATTGCCGATCAAGTGTCAGTAAAGTATAGTTATATACCATCTTCTTTAAGATTTAGATTAATTATAAGAAATAATATTCCAGGTATATATAATGGAATATCAATTGACAATGTTATCTTAAAGTGTAAAGTAAAAAATTTAGATCCATTCTCCGAGAAACTTTTAAGGTTAAACTAAAATGACTCAATTATCCACAAATACTGTTGTATATGATCAAATAATTTCAAAAGTTTCTAAGTTTATAATTGATTATAGAGAAAATAAATTTCCAACAAATAAGAAGTTGTTAGAAGAGTATCAAAATCTAATCTCATTTCTAAATCAAAGAGTTTCGCGGACCAATGACAGAGTTTGTTCCCTACATAAAAGGGGAACCGCCTATTTCAGAAAAGTTTAATAACTTTACATTTAACTATTCAAATGACATAAACGTTATCGCAAAGCAGTTGGACTACATATCTGCTGGAATAGTTAATTCATTTAACTTATTTACTTCCGAAATAGAACAGGAAAATAAGTTTATTAATAGAATTAAAAGTAAAGTAAAAGTTTTGCAGATGTACTCCAGTGGTCCTTCAAATGATCTTTACTATTTTGGAAATTCTTTTGATAGTTCTGACTATATTGATTTTTCAAAGATTCAAAATTCCACACTGATGCCACTTATTGAAAGTGGACAAATGTCATTATCTATTGGCCAAGTTAAAAACTGGATGCCAAAGTATGTATCCATAGAAGATGAGTCAAATGGGTACCCAGGAAATAATCATGAAGCTTATAGATATAGCGAAACAGATTCTGATTACAGATACTTCTTTAAGGACAATCCTACATCTAGAAACAAAGAAAATGTAAGAGATAATAATCCAACTACATTCTTTGAATATGAACAAGTAAACATAAAGAACAAACCTACAACAGCAAAAGATTTTGAATTTAAGTATTTGACATCCACAAGTGGATCAACAACAACTACCTATCAAGATTGGTCTTCTTTTTCTGGGTCAAAACTAGTTCTAGCAATGTCAATGGAATCAGATTATGCTCAGCCTGCAAACTTTGTTAATGTAATTCCTTATTTTGGAAGTGGAAACTTTATATCAAAAGACATAATGGTTTCTAAAATAGAAGTTACTGATGAAAAAAATTCCGTAGAGAATGTTATATCAAGTCCAATATGGATTAGCTCTAGTTTTATTCCTTCATCTTTAGATAAAGCAAAGTATTTCTATTACAGGGAAGCAAAGATAAGGTTTGAGGAAAGAAACGTTAAAAAAATAAAGATTGTATTTGAACAGTATGAGTCTGTTGATACAAAAATAAAACACTTATATTACAAACCAGATTCTCAGACAGTTGCTGGAAACCCATATTATGGGCAAACAAGATTTGATCCAGATAATCCTTCTGTTGTTCAAGATCTTTTGTATCCAGAAATACCTTGGTCATCTAAAATATACGATACAAAAGCTCTAGTGCCAAACGTTAATTCTCCAAATTCATTGAAGGCAGAGGTTAATAATACAAACTCTATTGATGTAAGGCTTCAAAGAGAAATCCCAAACTCAAGAGGTTATTGCGTTGTAGCTAGAGGTTTGGACGGAAGAACTTATAGAATAACAAATAGATTTTTTAATAATTTTAGTCAGATTACATTCAGACTACCAAATTATAGTCAAATAAATGACACAAATAGAGCCACATATATATCCGATGCTAATGTTGTCAGTAGCTCTAGAGCTGATTCCTCGCCATATATTACGTCTGATGCAACAGATGAGCTTGCGGGATTGGTGGATTCAATTGTCACTTGGTTTAATACCACAAATGCAGATGGAACAAAAGCGCAAAAATACGCCAAGTTTGGCCTCAATGAGTCTTTTAGTGTTAGAAAAGAAATAACAAATAGTTACGACACAAAAACAGAAACAAGAAACTATAAAGTTAATTTAGTTAGACAATATCAAATCCTCGATGCAGAAAGAAAAGCTATAGGACTTAGAGATGTATCTGTAGGCCTAGAGACTTACGCTGATGCTGCTCAAGTTGTATCTAGAAGATACGATGTTCCATCTGAAATAGAATACTTAACGATTTCTGCAGAGTCTTCTTTTTCCGGTTTAATTAGTGCAGATATAAATGAATATATAACATACAGTGTTTCTTTTGATGATGGAGTAAACTGGGTTCCAATATCTTCTATTGAAAGTCCATTTAATAACACTCCAGAGGTTTTGGCAATTAATCAAAATATAGAAGAAAGATTTAGACTACCAGGTGTAAGCTATTTATTCCCACCAAAAATACCATCATCAGTAAAGAATTTTATTGTTAAAATAGATATGAAGAAACCATCTTCAAAGAATGTTACTCCAATATTATATTCCTATAAGGTAGGCGTAAAGGTTAAGCAAGTATGAGCATTTCAGAAATACAAAAAAGAAAATTCTTAGAGAACCTATATAGATATCTCTACTCAGGTGGGGTTTCCGAGTCTAGCAACTCTTACAGGCAGCCAAATGATGACGAAATAAAAAAAGAGTTTGACAACTATTTTTCCGTTAACAGAATAGGTCTTCCATTAAGGAATGACATTAACCTATTTAGAAATACACCAACAACAGATCCTGACCTAATGAACAACTACATGGCAAGATCTATATTTAACCTAGATGTATTATATGATTCAATAGATGATAATACAGAAAAGTTGATGGATTCTATATCTTTCTTAAATAAAAGAATAGATTTTTTAAAGCAAAAAAGAGTTGACCTTGAGAAAAAGATAGATTCTATTTTATTTTCAATGTCAAATACTGATGGTTTCTTCTATTCTTTTTCAGAGTCATTTGTTAATCTAAATAATGTTGATTTGTCATTCTCAAACGCTTTCGTAGATACAGAAAACAAAAAAGCAACTCTACCTAAGTTAAAGTCAAACGTTCTAGATTTTAATGCTCCAGGAAAAATTAACTATTCAAATGTAAAATATAAGATAATGTTTAACGGTAATGCAGCTGTAGATGACAAGCAGATGCCAGATGTCAACAACATGTTTGACGGACTCAATAACACAATGTCAAGCGTTGAGTTCAGCTCTGATGTCATTGGTCCATGCGCTTTGGTATTAAATATTCCTTTAGATGTTCCTTTTGTTGTTTCAAAAATAGACGGAAGACTGTCAACTAGTTCAGCTGTTACAACTATAGTTGAACTAATAAATCCACAAAATATTAATTCTTCTCAATTTAGAAGAAAGCAGTCTAACCTAGATTATGATAGATTCTCTTTTGATTTCAACCCACAGCTATCGGGTGTAGTTAGAATTACAATTATTAAATACGAACCAGACTATATAGATCAAAACAGCGGTAGAAATAAATATAAATACAACTTTACAATAAGAGACTTGATTGTAAGTGGTCAATACTATGATGCAAACGCTACATTAATCAGCTCCCCTATTTCAATTCCAGCAGGTGATGACAATAAAATAATTGACTCTGTTAGCATTGAAGCTGCTAATGATAACCCAGAAGTTGGAAATATTAATTTCTTTATTGCAAGAGATGTAGAAGGTGCAAGTTCAATTTCTGACTTTAACTGGATACCAATATCATCTTCTACTGAAAATACAGCAGCATATGATCAAGTAATTTCTTTTTCTAAATCAAATAAAATATTTAGAAGCATTAAATCAACACCATCTTCAAATGATCTAAAACTCTATCCCCAATCTACTGATTCTAATTTGTCTCTAAAAAATCCATCAAGTTCTATCTACAATGGGATTTCTGTTTATAGAGTGGCAAAATTAAATGAACAAGAATCTCCATATAATTCATATATTCTAGATTCAGTTAATGCGTTTAGCTTTAAATACACATCTTACTCAAGTGGTCTTTACTTGGATACTACTAAGTGGTCTTCTATTATAAATAAAACACTTGAAAATGTTCAGGTTTTTGAGCCAGGAAACATACCAATTACAAATACTCCATCGATACCAATCTCGCTCAATCTAACTGGAATAAGTGGATTTCTTCAGTCATCTATTTTGGTAGATGAAGATACAGAAGTAATCAACTTTATATCAAAATCTGACACATCTGTGGACTGGGATTTAGCTGTTTACTTAAACGGTACACTGCTTGTAGATATGCCAGCAGGAGTTTCTAGAAAAGAAGTTTCCTGGTCATTCAAGAAGGGCGTAAATAATATTACGATTACATTTGATGCAGCGGGGACTTCTTCTGGCTCTATATCTTTAATGAGCGGTGTTTCTATTTCTACATACGGAGTGCCTTTTATTAAATATTATTCATATGTAGATCCTTTTGACTTTAGAGTCAATAGAAATGAAAACGATGCGGTGTTTACAATTGATAACTACTTAGGAAATAATGAAATACTATGTAGGTCTTTAATTAATGATAACTCTAGAATTGTTTTCCAGAGTAATTCAATTGATCCAGTTAAAGCAATAAGATTTAGAGCTGATTTTTCAAGATTCTCAAATCCATTTGGTACGCCTTCATTGGGTTCTTTTAGAATTAAATTTAAAAATAGTATTTAGGATTTTATTATGGCAAAAGTTTATTTCGAAAGAAAAAGAATAATACAGCCTCTGTATCAGAGATTTCGTAGCACCTTCAGGGGGCCCAGAAAATCCGAATATGAGAACCTGGAAATGAATAAAATTCTCATCGACATGCATAGGTTGGACGGGTACATACAAGGTATAGACGAGCAGATCTATGAGCAGCAGAGAATCTTTGTTGGTCAATTGGACCCAGAAAAGGTTCAAATACATGAGGAATATAACGATGGAAAGTACTATATATTTGACGATGTTCAGATTGAGTACTATAGCGATTCTGCTACTCCAGACTATTTAGAAATAGATACATCAGATACAATTGCATCAAAAATGACTAGACTGTCTAGAAAAATTAAAATGCTAGAAAAAAGAAGGCTAAACGGATAAAATGTCTGAATTTATATACACACAAAAAAGAACGAGACAATACAATGGCCCAGTAGACAGCGCTGACCATAATGAAAGAATTGAAGAGAATTATAAAGATTTAGTTTATTTATACAATAAGTATAATGTAACTGACCAAAAGCTTTCTGAGGCATTTCAAAGGGTCTTAAAGGATCATATTTTTATTAATCAGTATATTAAAGATATGGACGATAGAATTAAGGCTCTTGAATCAAATGATGATTTAATATCTATCCACAGCTATTCTCAAATAGATAACTCCGCTATACCAGACGGCGAGTTTGCCATGCAGGGCGACGAGGTTCTTTCCTATGATCCTATTTACAATATAGTCACACTTCCAAAAATAGACGGTGCATCACACTCAAAATTAAAGTTCTTTACTGGTACAGATGGTCAGATAATTCCAAACTTTTTTGAAACAAAGATATCAAATACACTGCCTGGAGTCGATGTTCAGGGAGCCATTATAGATGGAACAAACGTCTATAATTCAATATTGGATAGATCTGACAAATACTGGAAGCGTAGCATTATCACAGATACTACATCGCCCTACGGTGCTCAGATGTTTTTGTATGTTAAAGTTCCACTTGAATACACTGGCTCAAAGAAGACTAACTTTATAAAATTAAATCCTTTTCCACTCTTTGGCGTAGATATTTTGTCCATAGAGTACACCACAATAACAAATCCTACAATGACAGAGTACGATACTTGGTATCCTTTGAATAGAGATAGGTTATATGACGGTAACACAGATGCTGTAGGAAAGGTTCCACCTGGAGCTTGGACGACAGCTGGTTCTGATTACATTTTAAATTCTGGTCCAATAGGTTTTTATTTCCAGGATTTAGAAATAACAGCTTTCAGAATAGCTATGAGACAAAAGAACTATCTGATTGAAAATAATAAAAAAGTATATACTTATGGTCTAAGCGACATGGACATCAGATATGATAAATTTTTGCCATCTGGTAGAATGATATTTAAATTTGACGCTCCAGAAGGGGATACAATATCTTCTATTACAAACGTCACACCAAAGATCTACAATGTATCACCCTCTCTTTTGTCTCAAGCTTTTAGCTATAGAGTAATCTATAGAGATGGTTCAATATACACCCTTGAAAACCCTGGTTCCTCTAATTCCGTATGGATTGAGGTTACACTAAATCAGCTTTCTGACGGCACTGCTCCAGTTTTGTCTGATTTAGTCGTGAATTATAACTAAAGATAAACATATTCATAATTACTATATAAGCTTAAGAGCTTATCCAAGGAGACTAAAATGGCTACTTTTTACGTAGGACCCCGTCCTGTACTTAAGGGTCAAAACACTGCACAGATGGTTAATCCATATACCACAATGACCGGCAAGGCCAAAGGTGCAGGGACCTATTCGTACTATCCACTTTACAGCACAAGCCATGTTCTAGATGGTGCGCCAGATAATGACCACACCCCTGGTACTGGATACCATCCTGGCAATGTGTTACTTTCGCAAATTTTTAACGGCACTAGCCTTTATATTCACCCACTCGCTGGGACATTCCCAGACGGTACTGCAACATATGATGGTGCAAGATTCCGTCCAATGGAGTACAAAGGTTTAGCTGGTGCAGCAGCCTTCCCAAGCGGTTTTGGTCACGCAGACAGAACAAGCGATTACAGCTACAATAACTACATATTTGATGGTGTTAGCTCAGCTAATGTTTTTGCTAATACAGGTCACGCTCCAAGAACAGATGCACAGGGAGCACCAGCTTCATTTGGATCTTTCAGACCAGACGAGTATAATGGTCTTGCTAGTGCAAAAGTTTTTACAGATGGCTACGGTCAAGCAAACGTAACGGGTGATTATGGTAGAGAGAAAGTGCAAGAGTGGTACGGAGTACCATCTGCAAAAGCTCTCTAATTATTTTAGCTCTCCTGTTGAGCTAGAAAAAGATTCTAGAACAACAGGTTTAATTGGATGGGCAATACTGGCGTCTTTTGTGGTCGCTTATGATATTTATGCAATAAAAAGCAGGAAAGCTGAAACGCTAACAAGAAGTTTTTGGAGGCTTTCTGAGAATAAAATCTCAAAGTTTCCTGTTCTTGCAGCGTGGGTAATAATAACATTTCACCTTATGCTGGAAAAAGATGTAAGAAGAAGAATAACTAAATAGCCTTCATATATATATTATCGGACTTACGGTGGTATACTATTGTAGGCGGATGAATAGAAATTCCCGCTCTTATGAGCGGGTTTTTCTCTTTTATAAGCGCTTTTATAGGTTTGAGCAAGTTTAAGTAGAGGTATAAGGGTTATATGTTAATCGAAGATCTGCAGAAGGTTGTTGACGGCGAATCGCTTCCGACCAATGTTGCAGACATGTACTTAAAAATATATGTGTCTGACATAGACTGGAAGCCTCACATTGCAAAGCACTGGTCTAATACAAAGAATAAAATGTCAGAAGAAGATACAGCTAAAGCACACATAAGAAAATCTATTGCTTGTGCTAGCTTGATTCCAGTATATGACAAAAAAATTATTCCTGATCCACCACAAAACTTATTATTCTGGTGTCCTACTTGGTCTCAGTTTAATGAGAGAGATTGGATTGAGTTGTATAAAAGAGTTGTCGAAGACGATATAAAAATCAGAAATCATAGGAAGAAACTTTTGTCTTATGGTGTTATAGATTCAATCGACTATTTACCGCTTACTAGACAAGCTTTTAACTGGCTTTATATGAAAGCTGAAGAAACCAGTGCGGTTACAAAAAACAAAGAAGATCTAATTAAAAAGTTTGAAAACTTAGTTAAAATATACGGTGGCGCAGTTATCTGTAATGTTTTTTCTAAGCATGAAAACAATATAGCAAAAGTACTTAATTGGAGAAGTGGATATTTTATAGAGAAAGAAATATATAAAATATACACACCAGAACAAATAAGCAAAATAAAGCAAACGGAAATATCTAAAATAGATCCGAAATACGTAAAGAAACTAACTAAAAACAAGGAGTCATGATGTCTGTTGAGACGATAACACAAGAGCAAACTACCACTAATTTTAATCCAAGTATAAGCAATAATAAAACCACTAATATGTTCTCGTTCAGAATAAGTGATGATTTTTTAGCTTCGTATAAGACAAAGACTCCTCCTTTTGGCTATAAAGATGCTGGCGGAAACTCAGTAGGTGAAATTACATTTCTTCGTACCTATTCGCGCCTAAAAGAAGACGGGACCAAAGAGACGTGGGTTGACGTATGTGAGAGAGTAATTAATGGAATGTACTCTTTACAGAAAGATCACTGCAAGAGAAATAGACTTCCATGGAATGATGCCAAGGCACAAGCTTCAGCTAAAGAGGCATTTGACCGTTTGTTTAACCTTAAGTGGACACCACCTGGAAGAGGACTTTGGGTTATGGGCACGCAGATTGTTAATGTACAGAGAAACTCAGCTGCACTACAAAACTGTGCGTTTGTTTCAACCGCAGAAATGAACAAATTAAATCCAGCAAAACCATTTGCATTTCTCATGGAGGCGTCAATGCTTGGCGTTGGTGTTGGGTTTGATGACAAAGGTGCAGATAAGGATTTTACAATCTATGAACCATCAAAACCTGTAGTCACTGAAGCGATAGAGGACAGCAGAGAGGGTTGGGTACAGTCAGTAACCAATCTAATTAACTGCTATCTTAAAGCTGATCAAAACCCAATTGAGTTTGACTACTCTCTTGTTCGTCCAGCTGGAACTCCAATTAAAACATTTGGTGGTACTGCATCTGGTCCTGGCCCGCTAATTAAGCTACACAAAGCAATCAACTCTTTATTTAAGGGCAGAGACGGACAGAAGCTCACTAGAAAAGATATAGCAGATATTGGTAACCTTATTGGAGTTTGCGTAGTGTCTGGAAATGTTAGAAGATCAGCAGAGCTTTTGATAGGAAGAATCGATGACGCAGACTTCTTGAACCTTAAAAACGCAGAAGTATTTCCTGAAAGAAATTCGTATGACTCTGAGAATCCTGGTTGGGGATGGATGTCAAACAATTCGGTTGAAACTTCTGTCGGCCAAGACCTTTCTCCAATTGTAGAGGGAATAGCTAGAAACGGAGAGCCAGGAGTAATTTGGCTTGACATGTCAAGAAAGTATGGCCGTTTGGCAGATGCCCCAAACAACAAAGACTGGCGTGTAGCTGGCTATAACCCATGCGCAGAACAGTCCCTAGAGTCCTATGAGTGTTGCACTCTAGTAGAGACATATCTTAATCGTCACGAAAACCTAGAAGATTATAAGCGTACTCTTAAGTTTGCTTATCTTTATGCAAAGACAGTAACTCTGCTTCCAACCCATTGGGAAGAGACAAATGCTATCATGCAACGCAACCGTAGAATTGGAACATCAATGTCTGGCGTTGCTAATTTTGCTGACAGCGTCGGTATGCCAGTGCTTCGTGAGTGGATGGACGAGGGTTATAAGACCGTTAAGAATTACGATACCGTATATTCAGAGTGGCTTGGTATTCGTGAGTCAATTAAGATGACTACCGTTAAGCCTTCAGGTACAGTTTCAATTCTTGCTGGTGAGTCACCTGGTGTTCACTGGACCCCTGGTGGAAAGTATTTTGACAGAGCAATTAGATTCTCTAACGATGACCCAATGCTTCCTTTGTTTAAGATGGCAAACTATCGTGTTGAGCCTGCATCTGAATCACCAGATACTACAAGTGTTGTATTCTTTCCAATTAAGTCAGACGCCAATAGATCTGAAAAAGAAGTGACTATTTTTGAGAAAATGGCTCTTGCAGCAGCAGCTCAAAGATACTGGTCTGATAACTCTGTTTCTGTTACAATTTCTTTCGACGCAGAAAAAGAAAAAGATTATATTGGTACAGTTCTTCACATGTATGATGGTCAGTTAAAGACTGTTTCCTTCCTTCCTGAGGGTAATATGACTTACCCCCAGATGCCATACACTCAGATTACTGAAGAAGAATATGAATCATATACTGGAAAGTTATTCCCAATTGATTTCTCTGGAGTCTATGCTGGGATGGCCTCAGATGCAATAGGTGAAAACTACTGCACTACAGATTCATGTGAAATTAAATTTATAAAGGAAAACAATAAGTAAACGATAAGTATGTCAGAATTTGAAGATGATGATATAGATAAAATGTTTGAAGAAATAATAGGGTCAGACGGACTAGAGGATATGAAGTCTCATGAAGTCGATGCTATTATTAACATAGAAAAAGTTTCCACAGAGATTCTCTTAAAGGAATTGAATTTTATAATTCAATCTCTATCTAGGGCTACTACTCATGTTTCCGAATTGGCTATTAGCTTTATGTCAATAGAGGATTATGCCCTAGATGATGATTTAAGAGATCTCTTGGGAACTATCTATAAGTTAACTGAAGATTTAGATGAATATATGGTAGAATTATTTATAGAAGAATCAGAGTTATTAGAAGAAGAAGATGAAGAAGATGAGTGATAATAATTTAGTTACAGTTTTAGATAACGGTTACGTACGCCTCGTTGACCATATGGGGTCTGATCTCTCTGTCGTTAATGCGGCAAGAGCTTCTTTTGCAAAAGAAAGTAAAGAGTTTTCTACTAGCGATGCTAGATTGATAGACTTTTTGGCCAGAGAAAATCATATGTCTCCATTTCGTCACGCCTTTATGACTTTTGAATTTAAGGCTCCATTGATGGTTGCACGACAGCATTGGAAATATGTTGTTGGTTCCGATCACACAATGGACTCTTGGAACGAGTCTTCTAGAAGATATGTGACAATGGAGCCAGAGTTTTATATACCAAAGTCTGATCAGTGGAGATTAGCTCCAGAAGATAAAAAACAAGGCTCTGCTGGACTGTCTGATCCTTTTACTGGAGCTGCTCTTTCTGAGCAATTGATTAGATATATAGAACAAGGTGAGGCATATTACAACCTGGCAATGGAGTCTGGAATTGCTCCAGAACAAGCAAGATTATTCCTTCCGGCATATGCTATGCATGTAGTTTACAGATGGTCATGCAGCCTTCAGTCAGCATGTCTTTTCTTAGTGCAGAGACTAGAAGAGCAGGCGCAAGAGGAAATTAGAGACTATGCAGAAGCAGTCCTTTTGCTTATAAAAGATTTGTATCCTGTGTCCATCAAGGCACTTGTTGGCAAGTACTCATATGCTTGATGTTTTATATATAATTCTATTTTCCATAGCCATTAATTGGATGATTAGCTTGTCTATTCTTTTTCAGGTTACTGAAGATAAGGCAATTAAGATAAGATCTGGTATACTGTTGTTCTTATCGGGAATTATTAGTGGGTGTTTGATTTACTTATTATGACTTACGGTGACTTAACAAGAAAAGATCTGCAATACATGCAGATGTGTTATAGTGCAGCTACAATCTTTTCTACATGTGGAAAGAAGAAATACGCTGCCATATTAGTAGACGAGTACGGTCACATTGTTGGCTTTGGCTATAATGGTGGTCCTAGTGGGTCAGTCCATTGTGAAGATGGAGGATGTCCTAGATACAAGGAAATGTCTCCTAGCGGATCTAACTACGACAATTGTATTTCTATTCATGCTGAAGCAAATGCCCTTTTGCATTCTGACTATAGCTCTAGACCAAGAAAGATATATGTCAACGGACCACCATGTCTTGGTTGCGCTAAGCTAATAGCAAATAGCACAATCACTGATGTTTATTATGTAACAGATAATGATTACACTAACTGGGATAACATAGAAACATTCCTTAATTCATGTAATATACAAACCCATAGGATAAAATAGTGGCTGCATCAAAAGTAAACTATATAGTTATTTACGCTGGACACAGTCAGGTGTATGGGTGCTCTTCAAAGAAGATAGCATTGGAATCTGCTCCTCCAGAAGGGTGTTCTTTATCTGATAAAAAGGTGTTATTTATAACATTTGAGCCTGATACAAATCAACTTTCAGTATATAAAGTCGATGATGATGAGGTTATCAATGCTGATATAAAGCTAAAAAAAGAGAAAAAAACAGAAAATGAGTAAGAAAAATTCCTACAAAAAAAAGATAAACGTAAAACTTTTACCAGGACAAGCTGCATTTGTTGCTGATTTAGAAACACTTCAACATATCATAGATACATATAAGTATTTATCTGAGTCAGCTGAAACAAAGCAAGAGAAAGAATCTTGGTTAGCAATCTGTGAAGATATAGCTTACTGGATAAACGAAACATACTATTCGGATCAGGACAATGGACAAGAAGAAGAATGGTAAAGTTTTAGTTTTTTTATTAGGATGCTTTTCTGTAGGTCTAATAGCTGGATCTATCAGTAAAAATAAGTTTAAGAAAAACTTTATTAACAACCCTCTAACAATAGAGAACTACGTAAATAGACTTTCTGAGTTTGATTTAACACCGCAAAAAGAAGCCTCTGAGCTATTCTTTGATCTTATCTCTAGTGGTTTTAATGCACAAAAAGCTTTTGAAGTAGTACAAAAAGAATGTATTGAAGCTGGAGAAAAATTTTATGATTGATTTATGTGTTGTAAACCATAACACAAGAACACTGTTGCAAAGATTTTTGGACACCTTGCACTCAGACATGTATGGTCCAAATGGCGCGCTCGCAAAAAACTGGAATCTTTACATTATGGATAATGATTCTACGGATGACTTTGTTCCATGGCTTAGAAAAAACGAACAACGCTATTGGATTAATAGAACCTATTTAAGAGAAAACGTAGGCTATTCCGCTGCCATTAACTATATGGCTAAAACAAGCAGCGCAGAAATTGTAGGTGTCTTAAACGGCGACGTATGGATGACTAGCGAAGACTGTTTGAATATAGAAAAGATCTTTGCAAATAATCCTGATATTCACATTCTTGGCCCTAAGCAGAGAGATGAAAATGGCTACATAACACATGCAGGGATTATTGGATCAAATACCGCTCCAAAACATAGAGGCTGGAGAGAGCATGATCCTGAAGATGTACTGTATAAAGATCAAATAGATTGTGTAACAGTATCAGGTTCTGCCTACTTTGTTAGAAGAGATGTGTGGGATACTCTAACTAATAACCCTAAATATAGAGAGTTATATCCAGATGCAGTAGGCGCATTCTTACCCACGCCTCATTATTACGAGGAAACCTGGTGTTCATATTTTGCAAGACATTTAGGATATAATGTAGTTTATGATGGTTCTGTTTCCATAGGACATAGCTGGCATGCATCAACTCCACGACCAGGCCAAGGAGTAAGCCAAGCAGATAGATATTTTCCTATCTCTAGAGAAATTTTTAGAAAAGCATGTGATTACATGGGCATAGAAAGAGATTAGTATGAGCGATAAATTAAATCCTTGGATATACAATGCAGAAGTAAAAAAGGTTATTGACGGAGATACATTTGATATCGTTATTGACCTTGGCTTTGACACTCTTAAGAAGGGTAGAGTTCGATTATATGGCGTGAACACACCAGAAAGCAGAACTTCTAATGTGGAAGAAAAAAAGCAGGGATTAGCTGCAAAAGAATTTACTGATCAGTGGCTTCAAAAAGCAGGAAGCTGGGTAAAAATAGAAACAATTATTGACAAGAACGAAAAGTATGGTAGAGTCTTAGCCAAGGTTTGGGATAATGCTGGCAACTGTCTAAATACAGATATTATTGCAGCTGGACTGGCTAGAGAATACTATGGCGTTGGCGATAAAACCTGGACTGAATTTAAAAAGTAAAATGCTTGTAACTGATTTAGAAATACCATTTGTCAAACACACATATACAAGAAAAGAACAAAGACAAGAAACTTTTCAATTAAGAGAGAAAAGTTGGATTGGCAAAAATAATATAGGTTATGTTCTCTTTAGAAATGAAGACATTAATCACGTACTAAGAGATGGTCGTTGGCACACAGCCATAGGTCTTTTGGCTGATATAAATCCAAATCTTACTGTTGAGTTTAAAAACAGAAGAAAAAAAGGATTAATGGCTTTAAATGGTGAAGCACATGCTAAGTTGAAGAAGTTAGTAATGCCAGCTTTCAATGCAACTCATGTCAATAGCATAAGACCTTTTATGAATCATCTAATGGGCGAACTACTACATTCTCTAAGTGAAAAAAAAGAAATAGACTTACAAAAGGATATATTTAATTATTATCCTATTCCAATACTATGTAAACTTTTTGGAATACCAAGTGAAGACTGGGAACTTTTTAGTGACTGGTCTCATTTAATGTTTAATATATTTAATCTAAATGGAGAAATTGATCAAAAAAAAGTAGCATCTGCTCAAAATCTTTTTGACGAATACACGACTGAGCTGATAAAGAATAAAAGAAAAAATTTAACAGATGATCTTTTATCTGATTTAATTAGATCAGAGCAAGACGGTGACAAACTGTCTAACGAAGAGCTGACTATGCTGATTGAAATAATTATAGCTAGTGGAATAGACACAACTAGATGTCAGCTAGGTCTTTTTACTAGAACTCTTTTAGAAAATAATCTTTTTAATAAAGATATGAATTTTTCTTTAGATGAAATAATTAGACACGACTCAGTTTTAAGAGGAACCGTAAGAATAGCTTCTACCGATATAGAATATCGTGGAATTGTTTTTCCTAAAGGAACTCTTGTTTATTTAAATATTGTGTCTGCAAACTTTGATGACCTAGTATTTAATGATCCATTATCAATAATTAACAACAGAAAAGACTTTAATAAAACATTGTCTTTTGGAGCCGGATTACATTACTGCTTAGGTGCTGCATTAGCAAAAGCAGAAATAGAAGAGGGAATAAGTGTGTTAATAGGTCAATTAGCTGATAGAATAGATTCTTGGGAGGCAGAAAATCTGCCTGTAACATCAGTAATTAATGGCTTAAGTTCACTAAAGGTTAGATTAAATGCAAACATTTCTTCCATATCCTGATTTTATTCAATCAGTAAAAGTGCTAGACTACCGTCGGCTAGGAAAACAGCGTGTTGAAACTTTTCAAGTTCTCAATATTCTCTTAGATAGAACTCCAACAAAAGGTTGGAGAAATCACCCAGTAACAAAAATGTGGACTGGCTATGAAGAAGCTCTAAAGTTATATCAAAATTTTACCATTCTAGAATGGATAGATAGAGGATATAAAAACACAATGAAATTTGAACACATAGATCATTCATCATTAAAATATCCGGAATGGTTTGGTAAAGAAGAGTTTCATAAATCACACAGATCAAATCTTCTTAGAAAAGACTATGAATATTATTCTCAATACTTTGACGATCCAGCTGATTTAGAGTATTATTGGCCTTCATGAGTATTACAGTATATTTAGCAGGAGCGATGGACTATGTTGGCGACTATGCCAAAGGTTGGCGTCAAGAAGCTGCGTTTTTACTTTCCCAAAGAGGGTACAGAACCTTGGATCCAACTTCTATCCCAGAAGATTATTCAATGACGCCAGAGGAAATTGCACAAAAAAATCTCTTCATGCAGAAGAAATGTGATTTATTGCTGGTAGAATACATGCTAGAAGATAGAGCTTACATAGGTACAGATTTTGAAATGGCTTGGGCTAAAATGCACAATCAACCCACCATAGTTATGTGCTCTAATCAAAATAAAGATCGACCATATATGAAATATATGGCCACAAAGCTTGCAGATAACCTGCAAGATGCTATAGAATATATAGCAATCCATTATCCAACTAACTAACAAAAGGAATAAATAAAATGTCAGAGAACAAGTTCAAGTACTTTACTGTAACGACAACTACTTTGGTAAAGGCAAATAGCAAGACCGATGCTCAGAAGCTTGCTATGGGTCGCCGTGGCGTTACTGGTGAGGTCATGTTCAAGGATGTTGAAATCGAGCGAATCTCAGCTGTTGAGGCTCGCGAGCAGATCATCGCCTGATTGTAGTATTGTCCTTAGGGGAGGGTCGGTTTCGGCCCTCCCCTTACCCTATAGAAAGATAAGCATATGATATATGCACAAATGGTTGGAAGAAATGAATCTTCCAGATTTCTAGAGCCAGTTCTAGAAAGACTATCTACTCAGGTAGATAAAATAATTTTTACTGACGACTGTTCAACAGATGATACCGCAGAAGTAGCATCTAAATATGCTGAGGTGTTTACTACGCCAGAGCCAATGTTTACAAAACACGAAGGCCAACTTAGAGCTTTTGCTTGGGGTAACTTAGAAAAGTTTGCATCTCCAGGTGATTGGGTTATCGCTATAGATTGTGATGAAAAGCTCTACCATGTAGATGATCTAAATATTAGATCAGTTTTAGCTAAGTCTCAATTTGATGTTGTAAACGTTCGCTTTTATCATATGTGGAGTGAAACACATTACAGAGTAGATAAACTTTGGGCACCTAATAACTCATCAAGAATCTTTAGATTTAAAGAAGGTGCTGGATTCCAAAACAAGGCACTTGCGTGTGGTTCTGAGCCAACATATGTTCCTCAGTGGATTCGTCAAAGAAACTACTGGGTAGACTCAGGTCTGATAATGCAGCATCTCGGTTATACTTATGATGAAGATAAAAAGTCTAAGTATGAGAGATACTCTACATTAGACGGTGGACAGTTTCATGCTTTAAATCATATTAATTCTATAATAGATCCTAATCCAGTATTAATTCAATGGGGAAACTTCGGTATTTAAAATGAAAGACAATAACTTAATATTAGATCCAGTCAAGTCAATTGTAGACTTGACATATAAGATGGAACAGAAAAAGAAGTTTGCATATGTAAACATCTCTCGTTCCGCTATCAATTTAATGCTTCATAATAGCGATAAGAAGCCCCCAAAATACTTTGTCAAGTCATTAACAAAGTGTATGAATATTCAGGATCCAAACTTTCTAAAAGCTATTCCTGTTGAATTTTCTGAAGAAATTGAACAAGGTAAGCTAGCTGAGTTTGGCCTACAGAACGGTAGTAGTTACTACGATGCTGGAATGTTTGAATATTTTTTTGCAAACAAAAAAGAAGTAATAGACATATTTATTAATCATTATATTAGGGAGTCAAAGAATGTCGTTTTATCTTTTCATGATAAGAAAACTGTTCAAAAAGTTTTTGGGCAAAATCAATATGTAGTTTCTGTTCCATATAATAATTACTACGATAAGCTTGACTCAATAGTTGCCCAAGTTTCAGAGTTTGAGGGTGGAGTAGATAGCTGCATTTTAGATTGCCCAATGCTAGCTACAGCAGTAGCTCCTAAGCTATGGGAAAATTTGGATATGTCTATACTTGACTTTGGTAAAATTATTAGCTCTGTTAGATTTCTTGCTATGCAAAACGCAGAAAAAGAAAAGTCAGATGTAGATTCAAAGAAGAAGTTTTACAAAAAGCGTAATGAAAAAAGATAATTGGGATGAAGAAATAGACAACACTGAATACATGGTTGATCTATTATTTGACACCTCATTAAGCTTGAATGAAATAGCTAAAGAAGTTGGTTGGCCCCTAGCAAAGGTAAACCAAAAGATTAACCAGCTTGGTTTATCTTGGTTAAAAAACTCTAGAAAAAAAATGTCTAGGGGTCAAACAGCTCTTACTGCGATCATGCAAAAACTTCTTCCAGGAGAAAAAGTAATTAATGAATTTGTCCTAGGTGACAAGTTGAGACTAGATGTGTACTGCCCATCATATAAAGTTGGGGCAGAGTATCACGGTAGACAGCATTTCTTTTATACTGCTAAATTCTTTAATTCTAAATATGAGTTTGAAGAAGCTCAGAAAAGAGATCAGAAAAAGATTGAACTGTGTAAAGAAATGGGCATAGCCTTAATCATTTTCCGCTATAATGATATGCTCACAGAACAGGCAGTTTACGATAGATTGTTAGATGCTATAAGAAATTCTCCTTTTAAAAAAGAAGAAAAAGAAAAGAATAAGTTCTACTCCAGTAAGGCTTATTTAGACTCAAAGAAGCGTCGTTCTGAGCTTAGAAAAAAAGCATACAGAGAGTTAAAACAACAGAGAAAAAATAACAATGGAAAGACCTGAAGAATATCAAGATACGCCGATTGAATACCAGGTATTTGCCCTGTCTCTAAGACAAGAGGGGGCAATAGCTTATTTTTCTGAGAATCTTCCAGAAGACATTGTTGGAATTAACCATGGTCAAAATGGTATACATGAATTCTATTTAGCCCTTTTAGCGTATCATTCTGCAACACAACTTCCTATAGTTGATCCAGTGGGATTTAGAAACTGGCTTGAATCAGAAACGGATATTAGAGAGGGTCTTGGCGGCAACGCTGGCGTAGACGTAATAATGGACGTCTTACTTTCTCTTGATTTGTCGACTACTGACTCTGTTATTCAGCTGATTAAGCACAAGGCCAATAAGAAGAAGCAGATTGATTATCTTCATGAGCTTCAAGTTATTCTGAATCAAAAAGGCGTAAAGTCAGACAAAGACTTAGCAAGAATATCTTTAATTACATCTGAAATTAGGGAACTAGAAAACCAGCTTAACTATGATCCACTTGAGAAGTTAACTACGGCTATTGATATTTCTAATAGAGCTGAAGCCCTTTTGGATATCCCTAGCTTTTTGCCAACTCAATTTAAATCTCTTAATAGAGCAATGGGGTATACAGACGATGGTGGATTTTACAAAGGTGCTGTTCACGCAATTATTGCCCCCTCTGGAAAAGGCAAAAGTACATTTGCTAAATGTCTAGCAAATAACTGGGTAGAGAATGGTCATACTGTTCTTTATGTTAACTTTGAAGAAGCAGTAGGCCACTGGGAGAGAATTCTGATGACTCAAATTATTGGAAAGAACGTCTATGCAGAAGCCGAGAGATGGACTCCCAGCGAAAGAGAAAAGTATTTAGGAATCTTTAGAGATAAACTAAGTCAGTGGGGAACAAAGCTAATGGTGCGACATGATCCCGATACTCCATACTTTGAAGACCTAGAAAGATGGCTAAGAGATATCATTGACCACGCAGAAACTCCTGAGGTTGTTGTTATAGATACAATACAATCAATGTTTACTAAGGGCGGTAAGGGTAAACCAAGATGGGGTGAGTTTGAAGAAATGATGGTTAAACTTGAAAAGCTAGCCAGAGATATGAATTGTGTTTTAATTATTACAGCACAAGAAAACTCAAATAGAATGAAAGAAAAAAGAGAAGTAGTTCAGCAGTCTGATACTGGCGGATCGCTTGCTATTCAACAAAAATGTGCAGTCACAATATTTATTACTGAGAAGAAACTAATAAGTGGTGACGACTCTGAAGATGAAAATATAATGCAGCTACAAATACCAAAGAACAGAATTACTGGCTCTAGCTTTATATACAATCCACCACTTGTTAAATATGTTGACTCAAGAAAAGCATATGAAGAATATGAACCAGTTAACAAAGAAGACTATGACGACACCAGCTCTTTGCTGGACGATCTTTTAGACGATGAGGATTTTGATATATGAAAGAACTATCAGTAGAAGCAATTAAAGATTATCAAACTTGCGCACTTCTCTATAATTATAGACATGAAGAGGTGCTTCCAGAAACAATACACTCTAGAGAATTGTTTAGCACTAAGTTTGAAAACACGCTAAAGAGCGTAATAAATTATTTCTTTTACAAGAAGCAGGGTGGGTTTACCCCTTCATATTCATCTTTATTAAACAGATGGGAAAAACTATGGTTTAATAAAGATACAACCGCTTATGACATAATACATGAGCAGCATGAAAGCTTTTATGGAAATACAGCAAGTCTGACTTCAAAAGCCGCATCTGCACTTCTTGATTTTTATAATCAATTTGCAGATGATGACTCAGTTCCTATGGCTATAGATCAAGCCTTCTATGTGCCAGTAGGAAGTACTGTAAAAATTCATTCTAATTTTGATTTAATTCTTTATAAGAATCAACAATATTATGTTTACAAATGGGTTTTTAATTTTAGAACATCTCACACCTCTTTATATCAGATAGATTTTTCTATTTTAAATGAAGCTTTTAATCATAAGTTTCCAGGAAAATCGTCAAGAGCCCATTTTGGATACTATGACATCTTAGCTTCTTCTCAAAAGTTTGTTGAATACGAAGTAAGTGAAGAAGACTCCAATGCATTAAAGTATTGGTGTAGTACAATAGAAGGTGACAAAAAGTTTGTACCAAGAAGAGGGCTAACTTCTTACTGCAAGAAGTGCCCATTTGATAAGCCGTGCTCTAAGTGGAAAGATTGGGAGATTGATTAATGTCTAAGGAATCAATATTAGATGATATCTTAAATAAAGAAAAAGATTCTATTTCAATTGGTGAGGAGAATAGCATTCTTCAGCCAATAATAGAAGAGCTTGATATGATTTCAGATGATCATATTAAAAGTTTTGTTAAATCAATCCTTTTAAGAGCAGACTCTTTTTGGACTATTCCTTCTAGTTTTTCTGGAAAATACCATCCAGCTGATGAGCATAATGAAGGTGGCAATCTACTTCATACTAAAAGAGTAGTTAGAGCTGCAAGTGTTATTTCTGACTCCTACTCTTTGTCTACAGAAGAAAAGGATATAGTATTTGCAGCGTGCTTGTTACATGACGTAACAAAGGGTATTCAAGACGCAGATAGTAAGTACTTCCATTATGACCCCATGCACCCGTATACTGTAGGTAAGCTTGTTAAGAAGTGTCAAGAATATGACAAGAAGTATGCAGGAGAATCACAATCCTCTACTTTGTTTATATCCGAAGAGACTGTACAGTCTATTTTGAGATTAGTTAGATGTCACCTTGGACCTTGGTCTCCAGTTCCAGAAACTGTGCCTATTACATATTTAGACATGATAGTTCACCTAGCGGATAACGTTGCTTCAAAACTGCACTACTTAGTTGATGGAAAAAATGTAGTAGAAGAAAGATGGAAGTTTTAATTTTGGAAGACAGAATACCCAAAAGATATTATTTACTTTCTAATTTAGATTCTTTAATACAAGAATCTGTTTATTATCGTTCTTTTTCAGACGATATGAAAAGCGATAAAAAGGTACTTTATATATACGAAGAAGAATCTGGTAAAATAGAAATACAATGAAGACTTCAACAGATCCATCTAAGTTTACATATTCTTGGAGATATGTGGAATTAGCTAAATATATACCTAGTTTAAATAGAATTATTAGAGAAAAGGTAAAGGATATACCAATTCTTCTAGATATAAACGATGTTTCAAAGTATGCAAATAAGCATAATAATACTGGTATATACACATCTGTTTGGCAATATAATAGTCAGGATTTAGAAAAAGCTACTAGACTTGGATCTCTATACTTTGATATAGACAACGAAGATGTAGGTATTTCTCTAGAAGAATGCAAAAAGCTTTATGAGTATCTTCGTAATTATATTCCAGAGAATTCTATTATAGTTTATTACACTGGTAAAAAGGGTTTTCATATTGAGTGTGAAGCACTTGCTCTTGGAATTAATCCATCCAACTCCCTTCATCATACATTTAGATTTATAGCAAATGATTTAGCATCTAAGTTGCACATAACTTCATTAGACTTCAGTGTTTACGACCTAAGAAGAATGTGGAGACTTCCTGGCTCGAAGCACCAAGAAACTGGATTGTTTAAAACAAAGCTTCCAGAAAGTATTTTATACTCAGATATAGATAACATTATAAAATACTGTTCATCTGAACAAGATAACACTGTACCTGAGCAAGAGTTTTCTTATACCGCAAACGAATGGTACAGAGAATACTCTTACAAAATGGAAGAAGATAAAAATAAACCTAAGGATATCCTTGCCTATTTTAATCAATACGGTTCAAAGGGTAGAATTCAGGTAGATGAATCAGCAAAAGTTTTTGACAAGAAGAAGCTGCTGGATAATTGTTCCGCTTTTTCCAGAATAGAGAAAGAAGCGCAGGAAAAACATCATCTAGATCATGAGTCTAGACTTTTTTTGTGTTCTATTCTTACGTATACAGATGATGCAATTCTGTATCTAAATCAGATACTAAGTAATTGTGATGATTATAATCCAAGAAAATCTTCCGCTCATATAAATGATTGGATTAAGCGAAGAGAGATTGGAATCGGAGGAAGACCATATACCTGCGAAAGAGCTAATGCAGCAGGTGTTGGCTGTGGAGATTGCTCCTTAGAGCAAAATAAAAAATGGGTTAAGATAGGAGATAAATTTGTTGAAACTGATGAAAAAGTATCTCCTTCGCCAATTAGATTCGCGTATAATGTAGAAAAGAAAGGTGGTGAGAATAAAAATGATTGAAGATCCAGATGATGTTATCGGAGTATGTAGTGAATGCCATTCCGATCAACCAGAAGAATACATGTACAGGAGCCCATTTGCACAAAATGGAACAAACGTTCCTTGTAAGTATTGTGGCGGTGTAGTTGTAATTACATATAGAGAATCTAGAGACGAAGCTCTAAATCAAAGTGATAGAAATAGAGGAGTAAATTGAAAAACTGGACAAACCTGCATAACCATACTGTCTACTCAATGTTAGATGGTCACGGTAGGGTAGAGGAATATCTGTCAAGAGCAAAAGATCTTGGCATGGTGGGCCTTGCGACTACTGACCATGGAAACATACACTCCTGGTTAGACTTCTATGAAGCTGGAACTAGCGTTGGCGTTAAGCCAATACTTGGATCTGAGTTCTATCAAGCCAGAAAGACTAGGTTTGATAAAGACGAAGAAGAGAGAGCTGGTAAAGCAAAGAATGAATGGGAGCAGAGAGGTCCATATCACTTAACAATCCTTGCTAAAAACAACGTAGGGTACAAGAACATAATTAAGATATCCTCTAGGTCTTACACCGAAGGATTTTATGTTAAGCCAAGAATAGATCACGACCTTATTGCAGAACATTCTGAGGGAATAATTGTGCTCTCTGGCTGCTTGAATCGGAGAAGTAGCTCAAGCACTTCTTAGAAACGATTATGATTTTGCCCTAAACGCTGCGCTTAAAATGCAGGATATAGTTGGTAAAGAAAATTACTTTATTGAAATCCAAAATCATGGTTTAGCAGAACAGTTAAAGATTACTAATCAGCTAATTGAAATAGCCAATAAAATAGGAGCTAAGATTGTTCCTACTGGCGACTGTCACTATGTACATAAAGAAGACGCACATGCACACGACATTATGCTTTGTGTTGCCACTAACAGTAATATTTATACAGAGAATAGATTTTCTTTTAGCGGAGATAATTTTTATCTAAAATCATACGAAGAAATGTCTTCTACTTTTGATGAGTCTTGGCTAAAGAATACTCTTCACGTTTCTGACATGGTGGATGTAAATCTAAGCTTTGGTGACTTATATTTTCCTAATTATCCAATTCCAAATAATCAAGATGTTGATACTTACTTAAATGGTTTAGTATGGTCTGGGTTAAAAAAGAAGTATGGAGAATCTTTATCTGAAGAGATTGTGTCTAGAGCAAATCATGAATTAAGAGTCGTCAAAGAGATGGGCTTTCCAGAGTACTTTTTGGTTGTTTCTGACCTAGTAAACTGGGCAAAGAATAATGACATTAGAGTTGGCTGGGGTAGAGGATCCGCTGCTGGAAGTATTCTCTCTTATGCACTGGGTATCACAAACTTAGATCCATTAAAGTTTGGTCTAATGTTTGAAAGATTCCTGGTTGAAGGAAGAAAGTCAATGCCTGATATTGACTTGGACTTTGACGATAGGCATAGAGATAAAGTTATTGACTATGCTAGAACTAAATATGGTCACGACAGAGTGGCTCATATTTGCACGTTTAATAAAACTGGCGCTAGACAGTCCATAAGAGACGCTGCAAGAGCGCTTGGTCACGACTTTGCTACTGGAGATAAGGTTTCTAAGTTAGTTCCCCCTCCGGTTTTAGGTATATCTAAAAACCTAAATGAGTGCATGCAAGTTGCAGAGTTTAAAAAAGAATACGACTCTAGTGATGACAGTAAAACTATTATCAATGCAGCTTTTGGCCTAGAGGGTTTGGTTAGACAAACTGGCGTACACGCTGCAGGTGTAGTTATATCTAGAGGTCCGCTAACAGACTATCTTCCTATTATGCAAAAGGGTGTAGATTCCCCTATTGTTACACAGTGGGATATGGGAAGAGTTGAGCAGTGTGGTCTATTAAAGATTGACTTCCTTGGCCTAAGAAACTTAGGTGTTATAGATCACTGTCTTAAGCTTCTTGAAAAGAATAAAGACATTAAGATAGATCTCGATTATATTCCATTAGATGATAAAAAGACTTTTGATGAGCTATGTAAGGGTAATGCCATAGGAGTTTTCCAGCTTGAATCTTCTGGAATGAGACAGCTCATGGTTCAACTTCAGCCACAAGACATTAAAGATATCATGGCCTTAATCTCCCTTTATAGACCTGGTCCTATGGGATCTGGAATGGATAAGCTATATATCAATAGAAAGCATAATAGAGCTCCTATTGACTATGAACATCCTGCGATGAAATCTGCGCTAGAAGACTCTCTTGGAATCATGCTTTATCAGGAAGATGTTTTAGCTGTAGCAAAAGAGCTGGCTGGATTTACGGTTTCCGAAGCAGATGATTTAAGAAAAGTTATTGGCAAGAAGCAGATGGATAAAATTCCAAAGCTTCGTAAAAAGTTTGTTGATGGCTGTATTGCTACTGTTGATATTACAGAAGACAAAGCAAATAAAATATTCTCTGACATTGAATACTTCGGTGGATATGGATTTAACAGAGCTCACGCTGCAAGCTATGCAATGGTTTCATATATTACAGCCTATCTAAAGACTCACTATACAGCTGAATATATGGCTGCGCTTCTAACTTCTGTTGCAGGAAATAAAGATAAATCAGCTTTATATTTATCTGACTGTAGAAACTTGGGAATCAAAGTTGCACCGCCATCTATTAATCTTTCAATGCATGACTTTGAAGTTGTTTCTGACTCTGAAATTTTATTTGGGCTCTCCGCTATCAATGGAATAGGTCCAGCAATAGCTGATGCAATAATCGGATGTAGAGACAAGGAAAATCCATATGTCTCAATGCATGATCTAATGAGAAGATGTGATTCAGTTATTCTTAAAAAGTCTACGATTGAACACCTAGCTGCTTCGGGAGCTTTTGATGAATTGATATTCCTAAAAGAAGATATTGAATTAAATAGAAGAAGAGAACTAGAGATTCTTGAGAGAGAAAAAAGCGAGCTAGGCATCTACGTATCAAAGCACCCAATAGAGGGTGTGTGGGATGCTATAAAGCCAAAAATAGACTCTGAAATATTTGATCTTTCTGACTATGCAGCTGGAGCTAAGGCAAAAGTTGGTGGCGTTATTACTTCATGTAAGAAGTTAATAACCAAAAAGGGAATGAAGATGTTTAAATTAAATATTGAAGATCTGACTTCTGGCCTAGAAGTAATTATATTTCCAAAAGAAGCAAGACAAATGGAAGACGATTTCTTTTCTGAAGGTGACATAGTTATTTTCAACGGAACTGTTTCTAAAGAAGGAGACGAAGAAGCTTCTACTGTTAAATTAATTTATTCTTCCTGCGAAAAAATAGACAACGCAATACTTACTGGTAGTAGACCTATAATTTTAAAAACTGACTCAATGATTTCTAACGAAAGCATACAGTCTTTGTATGATATAATTAACAATACAAATGGTGCATCAACTGTGTTTCTTGAAATGACAGATGGTGCAAAGAAGTATAGTTTTAGATTTAATAAAACTACTTCATTAAAGATAGAAGATAAATTACAATCAATAGTTAATTTAGGATAAAAAATGATTAGTCAAGTAACAATAAACCCAACCCATAAGCCATGTTGGACCTTTTGTTCTTCTTGTAACAGATGTCAAGACAAAGGCAGATACAGTAAATGCGAAGACTGTAGTGGTAGATATGACCCAAACTTAAAGATTCTTCCTCACCCAGATGATTTCTGCGACTGCAAGAATGGTGTTTTAAGATGGAGAACACAAGAGGGTAGAATAATCATAACCAGATTTAAGTCTAATCCTTTCAAGGGTAAAGTAACCTACGAAAAGAAAACTGAAGATGAAAGAGACTGGGACTCATATGTTAGAGATATGAGAGAGAAATTAAATGATCCAAATTGGAATCCAATTACAATAGTTGAGGATTGATTTATATGATTTCAGAGTCAGGAAGAATTACAAAAGGTTCTGCAACTCTAATAGAGTATGCGGAAAATGAGAATAGCATACCAGATAGATTCTTTTTACAGAGCGGTGTAGTTGGTATGTATGCTTCTCTGGAAGAGTTAAAGGATTTATACGTCATTTTGAATTACTATTTAAATATAGAATCTTTTAATGACTGTAAGGTAAGAATAGGGGGCGAAGATGTCATCATTTAATAACGATGATCACATGGAGATTGCCGAGACTGGATGGATGCCAGTTGGCGAAGGCTGTTATCTAAATAAGTTTAATGGTCATGTTCTAGATCAGCTTGGAAGAGAATATGACGAAGATGGAAATCTAATTTACGATCCAGAAGGAAATAATGACAAAAATTAAGATTAGATCTATAGATGAATTAGATCCATTGGAGAGACTTAGTCTTAACGACTTCTCCTATTCAAGGCTTGACACCTACAAGATGTGTCCAGCTAAGTACTTTTACAGCTACATACAAAAAGAACCAAGAACATTTAACGACGCAGCAGTTCTTGGAAACATTGTTCACTCCGTACTGGAAGAATGCTTAGATAATAATTCTGAGCTAAATTTAGACGAGTTGCAAAAAGAGTATGTAAAACAAAAAGAAAGCTATGACCCAACTGGTCATATACCTGAAGATTTAATTTCTGTTGGATCAGAAATTCTAAATGAATTCTATGACAAGCACTATGAAGATTCTTTTGATATTTATGATAAAGAATTTGGTTTTAGCTTCGTAATAGGCAATTATATGATCAATGGCTTTATAGATAGAATAGATATCTATGATGAAAATACAATAAATATTATCGACTACAAAACACGGTAAGTGGGAAGTAACTCAAAAAGATGTTCCCACTAATCTACAGCTAGGTATTTATGCGCTTGCTGTATCACTGGCTTTTCCAGGAAAAGATATAAGAGCAGAGCTTTATTACCTAAGATCTGGTAGAAGAAAAGCACATACCTTTACCGCAGAAGATATAGAACAGGTAAAAGTTTCTTTAT